GGGAGAGGGAGCATTCATCTGCTGACGGAAAGAAGATCCACCAGTGATGTCAGGGTCGTTGAACCCACCAGTAGCAGCGACTGGTTCATACTCTTCACTGTCTACTGTAGGAACAGCAGTGCGTTGAGTGATACCAAGCACCATGTTCAGACGCTTCTCAAGGTCAGCATATGATTTGAACTGATCCTTGTGAGTGAATGCTTCAAGGGAATGCTCTTGCTTCCAGATTGCTTCTAGTTGATCATCATCAGATGACAGAGCAGAGACAGAATCAAACTCAGAACTATCATAGTTCCAGTAACCTGCGACCTTCTTGATCTTCAGTTTGAAGTTAGCACCTTCCCAAAGGTCAAAGACATTAACTGGTGTCTCATCTTGGAACTCAGGTTGCATCGCAGCGAGGATCTTGTCATGGATCTTCTTGCCAAACTTGTAAAGGAATACTTTACCTTCGTTCTCAGGGTGCTTAGGATCTTTCACAACATAGATGTTGCTGTAATACTGAAGCTTACGCTTCTGCTTACGAGCAGTCTCTTTGTCCTCATCATTACCGCTGTTCCAGAGACGGCGGTTGACTTCACCAACAGGATCTTTCTCGTTGAGTGTAGTCAGGGAATTTTCAATATACCAACCACCAATACCTTGGAAGGCATGGGAGTATAGTTTTGCCCAAGGAACGGTCTCGCCGTCAGGGGCAGGGAGGAAACGGATAACAGCGTATCCATTTCCAGAAGCGTCAACCTCCGGTTTCCAGAAACGTTCATCAACGTTCTTACCGCTGGATGATTTCTCTAATTCCTTTTGAAGGAAGTCAAAGTTTGTCTGGGATTTACGCTTAAGGTCTGAAAAAGACATAGATTTTTAGATTAGATTGGATTTGGTTTGTGTGATGCCCTATCACTTAGTCATTATAACAGGCACAGAGTCGGGCGTCAACCCTCTGTGCCACTCTGGAGTTTGTCCTTCATTGCTTGGACTCGCTCACTCAGTTCGTCAAACATCTGCTCAATGGGTGTGTCTGGTGTAGCACCTAGCATAACAACCCCTTGCTTCATTGTCTCAAGGACAGAGACAGCTTCAGGATCGTCACTCAACTTGATGCGAGCATGAAAGATCTTTTGTTTTTCAATAAGAGTTGTTAGAATATCAAAGTATTCTAGTTTACGTTCTTCATTGAGAAGAGCAAAGTTCATAGCAGATCTAAAACAATACTGCTGGAGTTCCATCATCTCTTGGATATCTCCTCGGATGATATCTGATTTAAAGAAGCTCATACTAACATTAATTTGGCACGACTGGTTTTTTTCATAAAGTTAAGTTGTTGAGCATCATGACGAAGTTTTTCCTTTAATGGTTTGCTGATCAACTTATTGATGCTATCTAGTTCAATCTCATTCACTTCACAGTAGTGGATAACCGAATCAATGTAATTCATATCAGAATTGCTAACTGCAATCTTCTCCACCTCCTGCGAGAATCTCGCAGCAGTCATAAACTTATCCTCTAATAATTGTTTTTTGTCCATGTTGTTCTTGATACTCCGAGATGTAACTCATTAATTTCATAAAGAATTCTTTCTTAGGTGGAAGCACCTTGACTTGAGTCTCTCCGTTTTCACAAGCAACAATGGTTACGAGTTGTTTGACACTCAACCCGTAGTTTTCTTGTAGCATACATGCATATGCAGTTTCTTGAACGAAGTAATCGTAAAGATATTTCTCACGCTTTGGTTCAGCAGCAGTCTTGAAGTCAATGATAGACAACACACCGTCAAACTCAGCGATACAATCTACACGCCCTGCTATCTCTAAGTGTTTAGAGTAGAGCGCCGCTTCTTGTAAGTAAATATTATTTATACGGTCCAAAACAGGGCGACTGTGATTGAACATAAGAACAGGAAGAGGGAACTTACTATACTTCTTTAGGTCTAGATTATTATTAAAGTAATCTTCAGCAATAGAGTGATACTTTGTGCCACGACCAGTAGCACGAGTTGTCTTAGCATTCGCTGCCTTCTCGCCAACACGAGCTCGCCACTTAGCAATGCCTGCTTTCTTTGCTGCGTTGTTTCCAATCACAGTGGTGACAGATGGATAATGATGTCCTGTTGGTGTAAGATAAACACGCTTACCCTCCACCATTTCAGCAGACATTTCAATAGGATCTAGTCCCACATGATTGAACAGTTTCATAGACCTAGATTGATTTTATTAATGATGTAAGATTTGACAAGACCAGAGCGAACGATATCATCCACACCAAACTCAACCAGTGAGAACTCATCCATATTTTGTAGGATGCGTTGGAAGTCTAGGATACCTGAACGTTCAGAGATCTTTTGAAGATCAGTTTGTGCTGCGTCTCCACAGAAAATGATCTTACTGTCCTGTCCAACACGAGTGATGATACTATCCAGTTCGTGGAAGTTTAGGTTCTGACACTCATCAATGATAACGATAGCATTGTCTAGTGTAGTACCACGAATGAAACTAGTAGACCAGAAGGAGATAGTTTCCTGTGCCTTCAGGTTATCATAGAGCATTTCATATGATGCATCGTCTGGCATCTCAAACATGGATTGAACCATGTTCTTGTATGGTATCTGATAGAGAGAAGACTTATCCTCATGGTCTCCAGGGAGGAAACCAATCTCCCTAGTAGCGACAAGAGAGCGAACAATATAGATCTTTTCAAAAGGTGTATACTCATTGAGTACATCCTTAAGTGCTTTGTAAAGAGCAACATATGTTTTACCTGTGCCTGCGACACCATAGGCATAGATCATCTTGCCTTTGTCCCACTCATCAAACATAACCTGTTGGTTATGAGTAAGAGGTTCAACAGGGATCATGTATGCCTCATCAATAGGCTTACGACGCTTCCTCTGCTTCGCATTCATACCTTGTCCAGGTGCTTTGGTAGTCTTCTTTCTAGCAGGCATGTCAGTTATACTTTTGTGTGATGGTTCTGTTTCTTGGTGCTTTAGGAGCAATCTTATTCTTCATTATATCATGAAAACCAGGATGTGTCCTGCTCATTTTGTCTCTCCATTCACCAACTTCACCTGATCCAGGACACGTAGATGGATCACTCCAATCTCTTTTCCAATCAGGATTATCTTCACACCATTGTGTCCACTCATGAACACTGATTACAAGATCCTTTTGTTCACCAGTTTCTTTGTTAATCACTGGGTAAGTCGCCATCGTCTCCCTCCTTTACTTTATTAAATCCAAATGGACCTGCTCCCTTTTCTTCTAGTGCTAGCTTCAGTGCAACACCACCAATTGCTTCCATAACTTTAATGACTTGCTCAGGTTTGGCATTCTCACCAAGTTCTTTGGCAACATACCAATACTTAGGCCAAAATGTTTGACCTGCCAATTCATAATCTTCTAACGTTAATAGTTTCATGACCACTCCAGTGCTTCAGCACAAATAGGTAATTGTTTTACAAATACATCGCGACATTGTTGAGCAATATCCATGTGTTCTTTCTGTGTTCCATGAGCAGAACGCAGATCTATATAATGCATCCATGACCGAACTGATCCGCTCATGTAAATTTTGGTGGGAACTGCCAAAGGAAGCACAAAACGAGCACATTCCTTTGCCACGCCATGATCAAGCATGGTTTGATATAGATCCATAGCAGAAACAAAATGTCTCTCGATAGCAATCTCAAACTCTTGCTTATGAAAAGCATCTAAATCATCAGTAGAATTCTGACGATTCTTTTTATCCTGACGACGTAAATCAGGTAGAGGAATGCGATCTGCTAGCATAGAACTATCAGCATACCGTTGAGAAAACTCCTGGAATGTGAACGATCTATGCCTCAAGATTTGAGCTGCGATTCCACGATTCGTTTCAATCTCCAGTGTCATGAACGCTTGTTCAAATACAGACCAGTGATTATGTTTGATACAATAACTAAGGAGTCCAGAGACTTTAGGATTGTCCTGATTGTTCGGGTTCGATACTCTCGCTACGTACCCCATCATCTTCTCCGCTTCTGGAGTTATAGAGACTAGACGGACTGACCCATGTTGTTGCTTCATTCTTGAATCCTTTACTCATCATTTCACGTTTTTTCTTGAGACCTGCCTTCGCAGCACGTAACTGCAGTCGCATGTAATGGATCTCTTCATCAGTATACATCATCGGATTCTTATCCGCAAGCTTAATCGCTTTCTTTGCTACTTTAATTGTGTCCTTAAACCTCAATGGGTTACCTCCTCTAAGTATTGAAGGAATGCTTTCTCAGCACCCTCCGTTGATTTATTGCCTTGAGATACCCAGTGATGACAGAATTCATACAG